ACTGCATAAGTATAGAAGGATACAGACTTGTAGCGTCAAAGCTACATACCCAATCATAACCGCCTGGTTCAGGCTCTTGGACATAGGCTCCTTCGATCTGTCTATCTTTCTTTCCACTTTTCTGATGGATAACAATGTTCTTCTCCCATAAGTGATTGTAAAGTAAACTATCCCATGTTCTAACTGCTGAGAAGACGTCATTGTAGTTACATTTAGCGTCATATGCCATTGTCAATGCTAGTTCAATAAGTTTCATTTTATCTTCTAGTTCATCAACAATAACTGTATCAATAATATTATATTCTACAAATCTATTCCAGTCACCCTCATAGAACTCCTTAAATGTATCAAACCCAGACTCTAATTTGTTCTTGCCTAGTTCTGTTTCAGCAATAAAGTCTAGTTTATAAGATTCACGAGTCACATAAGTAAACTTCTTGTATAAGTCGAGATAGTCTAGTTGTGCAACACCTGTAATCTCAAAAGCAGTCATCTCCCTTCCTGCTGCAAATCTAACTTTTCGTTTGTTTACAAGCTCGAAGGGAGAAAACTTCTTATGCTCCCCTTCCCCCAATATTCTTTCTGTTCTTGCAAGTAAATAAGGAATATCAAATAAGGCAGAGTTCCAGCCTGTAATAACATCTGGACAATTATCCTGCCACCATTCTAAGAATGTTTTTAGTAATGTATATTCATCTTTACAGTTGATATAATCTATATCATATCCTTTTACATTGTCTGTAGGTGTGAACTCTCCAACTCCGAAGGTTGTTATTTTCTTGGTGTTGTTATCTTGCATGGTAATAACTAACATCTTCTCGGTTGGAGAGTCCACGTTCGGAAATCCACTTTCCGAAGTTGTTTCTATATCAATAGAAAAAACCTTAATATTTTTAGCGTCCCATTCTACTATGCCAGGATATTTTTCTGTAATATACTGATAGCCATAATAGTCTTGTCCGTATATAGGAAAGTTGGATATATCTTTGTATCTGTCATAGAAGGCGGTTGCCTCCTTGTTGGATTCAAACTGAATAGGCGAAACATTTTCACCATATATTGATTTGTATTTGCTTGGCTTATCTGACTTTACGAATAATGTTGGACGGAAATCATGTTTACCTATAAACCTTCTTCCATCCTTAACACCTCGGACAAGTATCTTGTCCCCATAATGTCGAGCATAAGTATAGAAATTCATAACAACACCTTATTAATAATATAGACATTATAGGCTCTTACGAACCTACAGTCAATTAGATTTCTTTTACTCTGGTCCTATTGCGCAAGTGTCCTTCTGCTATTTCCTGTTTACTTGCACCGTGATAAGAGACGGCATGGTGTTTCAATATCATTAGTTCATTGATATTAGTTCTATCTTCTAAACTAAGAAATTCACCAAGTATCCTACCGTATTTTCCTTTTTTATCGAGCCTTGTTTTGAGTATAGCTCCATCTTTGATTTGTTCCGTAAGGAATTTCTTTGCCATGAGTCCATATCGTTTTTCATCGAGGTCACGGGTTCGACTTTCGGGAGTATCAATCCCATGCAGTCGTATTCTTTGCTTCTTGAGCCAGACACCGAAACCGAGGTCAATGTCCACATCTACTGTATCTCCATCTATGATTTTGACAACGTTAATTCTGTATTCATACATATTACTTCTTCTGTTCGTTTAATACTTGTTTATTTATAATCGACTTTTCTTTCTGTGTCGGCATAACAAGTCCAGCTCCGAACTTCTGGTTATATGCTGATAGTATTTCCTCTGCAGGGTCATAGACTGATACAATATGCGCTGGAAAAATAGGAACCTTGTGCCCTTTGGCAAAAGGAGCGTAAGGAGCAAGTCCCACACCAAATTCATTATCACTTCCAGGCTTAGGCATCATCATGATTAGTGCAGGTTTATCAATAGTTAGAAATGCTTTTCCATCTACTTCTGTATCGCCTACTTCTCCAATTAAGTCTTCACCCGTTGTGAGTTTGATTATTTGAATGTTTTTAGACATGCTCCTTCTCCTGTAATTATTTAATTTTTATATCGACAGGTTTCTTTTCCTCTGGTATTTCATGAACCAGTGAAATAGTTAAAACTCCATCTTCAAGTTTAGAACCTGATACTTTAACTTCATCTGCTAAAGCCCATGTTCTTGTGAAATTGCGTTCTGCAATTCCTTTGTGCAAGAATTCATCTTCTGATTTTTCTTGCTCACCTTTGACGACAAGGTTGCCGTCTTCCACAACAACACTTAATTCAGACTTTTTAAAGCCTGCAAGAGCTAGTGTGATTTCATAATTTTCATCATCTAGTTTCTTGATGTTGTAAGGTGGGAAAGAGTTAGATTGTCCGCCTTCAATACTATGAAGTCTATTGACAGCGTCAAATACTCTGTCAAATCCTATTAATCTACTTTCTACTTGTGGGAATGCTGAAACGAAATTGTTCCAATTAGTCGTGCTTAATCTTACCATGTTAGTTTCCTCCTATTAGTTAGCAAGGTTAATATAAAATGATACCCTTCCGGCGTATCAGTAAGATGAGTAGAGGTTTCGGTTTCAATAATGAATATATCAGTTTTCTGCCTCATACCCAAATACCTCTCTAAAACTTCCCAGGTTGCGTAGTAAAATTCCTTTGGAACACATAGTATGGCTAAAAGCCTCCTATACATCTCCAAACATTTACTACCTAAACAAAATGGATTTAAAACCCATCTAGGTCGTTTTGTCAACGAGGTAATACTATTTATAAAATTAATCACTTTGATCTGTGTCTTCTGGTGTTTTATATGCCCATCTTTGATGTTGTCTAAACCAACAGTTAGCAACATACTTTCTACCTTTAATTAATGGCATAGCACCGTGTAGTGAAAACGGATGTGGTTCTTGTAATCCTAAGAATGTAGTAGTAAAAAATACACATCTTCCTTTTCTTGCTTGCACTTCATATCCTCTACCACCATTTATACTAGGAAAAGATGTTGCTCCTCCTTCTGTAGGTGTATTTAAATATAATAATGCAGTTGCTACTCTTTGTCCGCCGTTTTCATTAAGTTGATATGAATCTAAAGGAAATGCATCTTGATGAGGTGCATATTCTTGTCCTAAATCATAGCTGACTATTTGTAATTGTTCTGACTGTTCAGGTCTCACATTTAATATTGAAGCTGCTCTTTGTAAAAATTCGTGAGCTGTAACATTGTTATAATCTATCCAACCTGTCTTACTTGTTCGTCTATAATCATATGTAGGATTATCTGGGTCATCTCCTACTGAGGATTTCTTAAAAAAGTCTGGTTCTTGTGCAGCTTCTAATAATAAATCACATTTTTCTGCTGGAAAGAAATCGTCTGCTACTAATATTGTAGGATTATATGGATGAAGTAGCTTGTATTGTTGTGCTTGTGTCATTATAAAATTCTTTCAATTCAGGAAAAGTTTCTAAAAAATTTGTGCCTCTTCTCCTATCTTTTTCATTGGCAAATTTAACAAAGTCTTTTCTATTTCTCTCTAATTCTTCGCCTTTCATAAGGTTTGCCTTTGTCCATGCTATTGTTCTTTTAAATTTAGATATTTCGTAATCTTCAAATAGATGCGAATACGTTAGCATAGACTTATATGCCTTATCCAACATATTTATTAACTTTTTATCAGCAATTCTTGTAGTTAGGTGTAATGGCTCTACCATTTGAGGAACATCAACTGTAAGCAGTCCAGGATATTGTTGTTTTAGTTCTGCCATTTTAAATACCCACTCTTCAAAGTTAGGAATAGATAAAAGATTAAAGGTGCACATAATACCTACTTTTATACCGTTACCTAATACTCTGTGTAGGTTATGTTCAAATTGTTCTATTTTTAGTCCTGTTCTAATCCATTCTGCTTGTTCTCCCCAAGTATCTACGCTTACATAACATTTCTGTCCTGGTAAGCCTTTCACTAAATTTATATAATTAGATACTCGCCTATCTGTAACCATTAAATTTGTGCTTATTTCAAATGATAGTTCTTTAGGATTATCCTTAACATATTGTAATAACTTAAATGTATTTTCATCTAATAAAGGTTCACCACCTGTAAGTCTAATTGTTTGTAAGTGAGGATAAGCATCTGGTAACCATTTCCAAAATTTATCTACATAAGGATTATCCTCTACTTTCATTATATCATTTCTAGGCATATACTTGTCATAATTATCTTTTACATTTAGAGGATAAGGTCCATGTTCATCTATTTCTTTTTTCCATGTAGAACTTTTTCCTGCACCACAATATATACAGGACATTTGACATCTATTTGTAAAACTGACTGTTAGATATTTAGGATATATTTGTTCATCAGGTTCGTAAGCTGCTGTCTTGGCGATAATGTTAGGGTCTTCTTTTATGAACTGAACGGCAAGATATTGCCTATCAGAATAGTTGCCTGTTTTCTCGATATCGTAGCAATAATTGTCCTCGGCTGGTTTTAGTCCATCCAGCATTTGTTGCCTTACTTCTTTTGTTGTAGGTGTATTGTGTAAATCTGATTTTAAAGGTATTTTGTGTTGTGGACAATGATAACAAGAATGTTTCAGTCCCTCTGCAAGTGATAACTCAAGATAGTGCCATTTTAAGATACAGAATCCTGGACCAATTGCGTCCAAGTCTGTTTTTATCTTGTTGAGCCAGTATTCCTGGTTATTTGACTTTCTTCCCAATGTTATATTTAGGGATTAGCTCCCACTCACCCTTCTCCTTAAATGATATTATTTTTATCTGACTTAAAGGAGCATAATCATCAACATCTTTAGAAATGATGTCTACTAATCCCCAATCGGATAGTAGTTTTGCTATTGTATTTCTTCGTTGTAAATCATTGTCTTGGAAGTCAGCTTCCTTGCCGTCTAATGCAAATAGTTCTTTAAAATGTGTAATAAAGTATCTACCTTTTTTGTGCAGTATATGACAAGACTGATAAAGAACCTTTTCCTTCTTAGAAGCAACACCTATTCGTGATAGAGTCTCCCTCACTTTTAGGAAATCTTCTGGGTCCTTTAATGAAACTTCTAAGGGTGAATAACCTGGATAGTCTATATTAAAGTAATTGTCTTGATCAACCATTCTCAATTCTCTGTTTCTTGTAAATTATTATGTCTATAATAACTTATTTATGTTTTTGGACCTTTTGGCCCCCTTGAGACATGGCTAAATGTAGTTTGATTCTATCAATTTGATCTTCATTTAAAAGTTTTAGTGCTTCTTTTGCCTTCATAAAGGAATAACCGAAGAACTTTTGTATAGCTTCAATGTTAGATTCTTCTGCTTTTATCCATTTATTATATCTCTTTGCCTTTCTAACAGTTGCCATTAGAAAGTCATACTGCATTTTGTTGTCTAAGTGATGCCTGCTATTCATTTCATTACCTGCAATAACTGTATCAGGACCAAAGCCCATTGCACGATTTACAATGAATGGATTATATTCTTTTTCTGTTCTTTCATCTACAATTAAGTTTTCTTTAGAATAGTTTATGCTATTTACGAAGTCAAAAGGAGATATCTTCTTGAGTTTGTCTTCAAACTCTTTCTCATCTACCTCTACGATAGGTTCTCCAAATCCTTCTAATATACTATCACTCATATTCTCTTCCTGTTGTAATACATTACAACACCATATAAACTAATTATAAACCAAAACACTTCTATTACAATACTAGCAAGATTAGGAGTATATATCAAACTAACTGTAACCAAAATAGCTACAATCAAATTATTGAAACTATACCAAAACCCTTTAGGGTCAATTCTATCTAATTGTAATAGAGCATATGTAATTATAAGCAATGCAACTCCTGTTAGTCCTATTATATCTGGAAACGTCATCACCAATGCCTCAATATACCTGCTACAATGAAAAAACAGGTTACAAAATTTACTAAAACAACGATGGACCTCATAATTGCCACCATGTCTGCATCCTTGGTGTTATCACTTGCTTTGTCGCCTAGGGATAAACACCATAATCTCCATAATTTACTTAAAGTCAATGTATTGTCCTTCTTTCATGATTTTGAAGCCTTTCATCAGAAGTTCTGTAATT